TGATTGTTTGCATTGGTTTCGATAACTTCTATGGCACAACCTACATCAACACAATGAAGGACGCCGACGGCAATGTGTTTGTTTATAAGGGCAGCAATCGTTTAGCTAAGAATGGCGAGAAGGTTAGCATTAAGGCCACTGTAAAAGAACACGGCGAATACAAGGGCGTTAAGCAGACTGTTGTTAATCGTCCGTCTAAAATGAAAGGAGAGTAAGATGGCAATGAAAAGCAGATACAGGTTCAAGGTAAAGCAGCGCCCGAAGAAGCGTGACTGCTGGGTGCAGATTTTGGAGGGCAACAAGATTGTCCGCATTTGTAAGTTCACAACTTGCAATGCGGCGATGTATTGGGTAGAAGTAGCAGAGAGCTATCAGACTTGATGGCTCTGTTTCCTCCCTCCTGACCCCGGCGACCCCTCCCTGTTGCCGGGGTCTTTTATTTGTATTCGGAGATGTCTATCTTGCGAACCGGGGAGGCCGCGCCGAAACTTTGCTTCTGCCAGAAGGTCTTTGTGTTGGCTCGCTCTTGACGCTTTCGCATCTTCTCGCGCTTTTCCTTTTCCTTCTTGGCCTCGTCTCTGAGATACTTGCGCCAGCTCATTTCTTCAGCCCCTTGATGCCACGCAGTCCGAAGCTGGCTGCTATTGAGGCATACATAGCCCACTGGAACCAGTCCGGCGTTGTCTCCAGCACCTGAAATCCTCTGTCCACATAGGGCTGCAATGGCGGTATGAAGCACATAGCTATAATGATGATGAACAGAATAGTCCACGCCTCGTCCTTCCAGCTGTCGCCGGAAGCCTGCGCCATTATCTTCTCCCAGCCAGCCTCATGCGTAGCTGCGACCTTCATCACCTCAGCCTCGGCCTCAGCCTTGGCCACCTTAGCCCTAGTCTCGGCCGCTGCCTTCTCTGCCTTGCCCTTGAGCCAGCCCCCGGCCAGTTCCGCTACCGCTGGTATTAGTGCCTGAATCATAACCTATCATCCTCTTTGCCAGTTCTATCCTAGCCTTCAGCAGATTCACCGTCTGCTCAAGGTAATCTGTCATCTCGCGCTCTGTCACTGCTTGCACCCTTGCTGTTGACATACAGGCCGAACCAAGCGGCCCCAGCGCCCACTATGACGCTCACAAAGCCCGCCTGAGCGTTGTTAGGCTCCGGCAGGGACATGAACCACTGGCAGGTCTGATAGAACACCACCATATAGCTTAGAATGAGCATACGCGGCACGATACGCCACGCATCCAGCTTCTGAGGGGTTATACCTGCCATTCGCCCGTCTCCATCTGTCTAGCAAGCTCTACGGCCCGCTGAGACACCTGTGCGGCCCAGCGGCTGTTGAGCATCTGAACCTTGGCCTCAGCCCAGTCTCCGGCCTTCACAGAAGCTTGAAAGTTCACACACTTGTTAAAGCGTGGCTGGCCCAGATTGAACAGCATATTCACAATGACGGCCTTGCGCGGGTCATTCAGCCCGGCAAACCAGTCATAGGTCTTGGCCGTATCAAAGAACTTATCGAGGTCGTTTGCCAGCAGGAACTCGGCCTCCTTCTCAGATATGCCGCCGCCTAGCTCCTTATCTATCAGGCGGCCATAGCCGATAGTCCAGTAGCCCAGATGGTCTTGATATGCGTGGCTTACAAAGCCCTCATGCCGTTTAAGCTGTTGCAGCAGCTTGTCTATGCTCTCGCTCATTGTCTTGGCTCTCCCATTCGCCTTGCATCATCTTTGATGCGGTTACGCCCAGCTCATACAGGGCATTGGTCATCTCATTGTCACTAGCCTTGCCGCGCTCGGTCATAAAGACCTCAACAGCGTCCCCGGTGGCCGGGTGAAAGCTAACAGTGACGGCTAGTCCGGCCCCGATGTTCTGAGTGATGCAGGGCCGTCTATTTGGCAGATTTTTCATTAAGACTCCTAACTGCTTCCTCCCAGCTCTCCACCTCGATGTGTGGGTCTGTGAAGTAGCTTATTGCTCGCGTGATTTTCTGATACTTCAAAGCGGTGACAGGCATGAAATAGCATGACCTATGCTCCGAAGATACAAGCGCTAGTATGTCATAGTCGCTGGGGTTTGGCATCCGTTTTTTCTTGGTTCCGTCCGGCTGCTTAACGCCGCCCAGACCTATCACAAAGGACAGCTTGGCATCTCCCCGGCGGCTGCTCTGGCAGGACTTCACCTGCACCAGCAATCGCTGGCCTGTGATTTTGTTGAAGGCCACTAGGTCAACGCTGTCCTGCTGGGCCATTGCTACCCCCCAGCCAGCTTGCAGGATGGCTGCCGCAGCTATGTGTTCACCGACTAGCCCGGCCATAGTATTGGTCAAGTCACCGGACGCTATGCGCCTAATCTTTGAGTGGTCTGACATGAAGCTCATACCCCAGATAATTTAGACAGTTCTCTAAATCGTTGACGCGGGGGTTCGTCCTCGTTCGCCAGTCCCTGAGCGTATCCTTGCTGTAGCCCACCCGTTCAGCCATCTCGGCCTCAGTGATGCGCTGCGTGTGCATATGCTCAAAAAGAATACGGACGACTTTGCTGTTCGTCCGTATTGGATTTTTCCCCCGATAAACCCTCATTTGCTGGTAAGCGCCATTAGCTCGTTGAGATACCAGTTGGCCTTAGCCAAGTCCTCAGCAGCTTTGCCTTTATGGTCAAACCGCCACATATACTTGATGATAGCGCCCTGCAAATAGAACTTGTAACCATCCCCAGTAGCAGCCTTTATAGCATCAATGCACTCTATGTCACCCTTGGTATAGTGCGATGGATGGTTCACCGGGTCATTTGTTTTCATTGACTTTTTCCTTCTCGTTCTCGTTTTCCCCCGCATCTTCTTTTATCATAAGAACGGCGTGTTGGGAATGAGGCCAGTGTAATTCTGACCTCACTTTCCACCCAGCGGATTCATAACGCTCGATGTCAATGTGATTGACATACCTCAGCCTCATGCTGCCAGCTCCTCAAGAACTGCGTTGAGGGTGATGTTCAGTGGTGTCCGGCCTCTGCCCCGGTTCCGTATCTTCCTGCAAGCATTGTGAACGGAGCTGTGGTCTTTCTGATACATCTCGCCAACTTTCGGGTAGCTCTTCCCGGTCAGCTCTATTGTCAGATACATAGCGATGTGCCGGGCAAGTGCCACATTCTTTTCCCGGCGGTTGCTGAATATGAGGCTCTGGCTGTGGCCAGTTACCTTCAGCACTGCGTCCAGAATCTTCCGGCTCTTCTTGTCAAAGCTCTTCAAATGAGACTCGTTCATCTGCTCGTAAAGTTTGGCGATTTTTGTTGAAGCAGTCATAGCTACAAAACTCCTCTCCTCGTCCATTAACCATCGCATCCGGGCTGGCAAAGCTGAAGTAATTGCCGCAAAAGAAGCAGTGCGTCTTTACCGCCCGGCGCAAGTCATAGGGCTTGGTTTTCTTTCGTTTCGATTTCGGTTGATGCCACATTGGCCTTCCGCTTTTCCTTTATCTCCGCCGTCAGCAGCCACAGCGCCATCTCCAGCCTGCTCTCCCTGCTGATGGGGTAGAAGTCAGCCTCACCATCCGAAAACTGGATGGTGAGACCGTTGGTTTCTACGATGATGTTCTCAACCCTAGAATGGGATTTCATCGTTCATAGACTGCTGCTGCGGCTGTTGTGCCGGGGCAGCTGCTCCATTCTGCTTTTGAGCTACCTCAGCGGAGATGCTCAGAAACTCTTGACCAGACTTGGATTGACGCTTCCACACTGACAGGCGGTAGTCTGTGCCTTCAATGTTGAGCGTTCCAGTCATGTCTGGGCGCTTCGGGTTGTCGCCCTTGTCATTGTCAAATAGCGCGCCGCGGTTGGTGTTGTCGTATTCAGCCATCTAAAAGCTCCTGTTTCCTTGCTGAAAAAAGTTGACGGTCATCCGCCGTCAGGTTGAGTTGCACCTCTTGATAGAGGGCTTTGAGGGCATCTATATCTTTTGCCCCCCTAACCCGGTCAGCGATTGTGACCGGGACATCTAGTTTCTTCATAGCTGGCACTGCATCCTCGGCAGGACGGCCAACAGACTGCGGTGTAGGTGCTGGCACTGCCTCACCCACATACAGGTGGATGCCCAGCCCACAAGCCATTGAGATGGCCTTAGCCATACAACGCTGCAATGAAGCGTTCACCTCAAAGCTGTTTGGGTTCTGGATTGGCCTGTTGGCGTGATTCAGCACAGGCATCACCTCAACGGTGACATTGCCCTCGCCCAAGTCAACAGTCACCTGCACATAGGCATAGCCCTGCTCGTCCCGCATGAACGGAACGGCCCGGCCATCGACCTCAAACAGATGCTTGGTCACCTTGGCGTGTGGTGCGTGTTGTTTCAGCAGCCGATAGGCGTGCGCCCACGATAGATATGTAAAGCCGTTCTTAGATTCGGTCATCTGACGAATGTCTATCTGGCTCATTATATTCCAGAGATTGTTCATCCTTGCACTCCCTTGCACAGTTCACTTGCTTTTTCATAGACAGCGTTGGCGTATTCCAGAGCCGTATATTCACCCGGCTCAATGCCCTCCTGTCTGGATACCCGGCGTATGGTAGCGCCGAGCGTGTCATAATATCCGAGCGCTTCCCAGTGGTCTTTGCTCATCTTCCCGTTGGCCAACAGCCTCGCTGGCCGGAACTCTTGCAGCGTGTGGTTCAGGTTGTCAATGACAACCCGGTGACGCTCACCCAGAGATACAATTACAGGTTCCACAGTTCCTTCGCCTCCTCCTTAAATTGATGGTTCCAGTAGAATGGGTGGTCAAACTCAGGCTCAACCAGCCCGGCAAGCACCTTCGGGTCGGTGCTAATCTTCAACAGGTTTTGACGGATAAGCGCCTTGCGCCGCACTTCCTCGATAGCAAACTCCAGCCCACTCTCTTTGAGCAGGTCACAGTTGAACGGGTCAAAGCGGATGCCGTCCTCTGCTGTGATGTAGGCAATGCTGGGTATGGCCCCGGTCGCCTTCCAATACACCGCCGCTTGCATGATGTGGTCTATCTGCGGCTCCTTCGGCAGCGGAGCCTTTGACCAACCCCTAGTGCCGTCCTTCTTGACTGCACCAAGCCGGGGAGCTTTGGTTTTCATTTCGCAGAAAACGCCGTCCTTCATCATGTCCACATAGCCTATGATGGGTATCTCAATGCCGGGCAGATACGCCTCAACCGACTTCTCCTCACTGGCTCCGCCGAAAGCCTCAGCCAGCAGGTCAACACCAATCTCGCCCATCTGCGGTATCAGCTCCCGGAACTTCTCACGCTTCTCTTGGCTCTCGTCAGCCGGATGAAAGTCGAAGTCCATCAATGCGGTCTTGGTTGCATCCTCAATGCTCTGGCCAGCGCACAGCACCGCCTGAATCAAATTGTGAACGGATGTGCCGAGGGCGGCGTTCTCGCCCACCTTCA